AGCCGCCAGAAAATACAAACGGCCAGGTTTCAGGCTGCGACAGCATCAAATTTTCGATCAGCGATGCCTTATTTGATGCAGCCGGCGGATTATCGATCCGCGGCACGGTCAAGGACGGCGCCAGTTTCCGAGGCGCATACGGACCAAGTGATCCGGCCTCAAAAAATACCCATGGATCGGGCTGCGACAGCATCGCGGCTTCCGCCATCAACTGCTCACGTCTTGGATCAAATGAAATGACATCAACCGATGGCGCCGTGAGATGGCCCGGTGGAGCATAGGGTTGCGCTCCACCGGTATAGGCTGACGGGGAGACGGTGAACTGTGATGTATCCGTGGGCATCATGTTTCAACCATTCCCCGGTCCCAGCAGAGTAACTACAAATGAGTAATTTCACGGCCTCATGGTTCGAGACGCCATGCTACGCATGGCTCCTCACCATGAGGGGACAGGGTATTCCTCATAGTGAGGAGCTCGCTGCAAGCGGGCGTCTCGAACCATGAGGCCGTCCAGACATCGATCTCGGGCAAACCCGAGAGCGATGTGCCTGTCTCAAAACCGGAGGCAATCAAATGCGATCGCCCTCCCGACCGTAGCTATCAGCCCTTGATTTCGTCATTGAGGACGATGGCTTCGCTGCCATCCTCAAGCTTGACAACAGTCTTGGCGATCGCTGGATTGAAAGCCTCACCGTCCTCTTCGGTCACGGCGCGGACACGCTCGCACGCCTGACCGTCATACTTCGCGGTCTGGGTGCGGACTGAACAGATAATATTCCCCATAGGTACCTCGTCTTGTTTGGGATGATGAGATCAAACAAACGGAAGCCTCTGAATGAGAGGCTCCCGAATGTCAGCCGTTAGACTTCGCGGAACACCAGGCCGAAGGCCCAGTTGGTCAGCGTGGCGGGAGCAACGGGGAAGAACATGCCCAACCCTTGAGCAAAACCAGCATTCATGATGCGGGTTTCCGCAGGCGTTGGAATGTGCAGCCAGCCATTGAGAACGTTGAACGCATCATCCCAAACCGGGGTTTTGACGCCTGCACCTTCAGCCGATGCGTTGATGCCAGCCGTTCCGGCCGCGCCCGCGGCGCCGCCGGTAATCACGGACGCGTTCGGATCGGCCGGTTTGAGCTTGACCGGGGTCGATGCGGTCAAAGTGGGAAACGCCGACGCCTGCGTTTCAAGCTGGATACGCTGCTGAGCCGATGTTGCGTTGGCGGATTGGCCCACCCAGAACCGCAAAAACTCCAGGTTCGGGTTGGGAGCAGCAGGTGGGTTCACGAACACAAGGGTGGTCGCGCCAGCAACGGTCACGCCGCCGCTGGAAACAGAAAATTCACGCATGGAAGGGTGTTCCTTTTGCGAGTGAGTCGCCTCACGACGACGGTGTTGCCTTGCCCAAGGGCACGAGGGCGATCCGACAAGCGTCGGAAACGAAAAAAGCCACGCAAAACCTGCGCGGCTTTGAGAAACTCGTATATTTTATGCTGTCAGACGAAGGTGCGCCCGTTCCAGGTGCGCCAACCGTCAGAGCCCCAAATTCTCACCTTGCCCTTGCGAAATTCGATCTTGCGGGCGAACTCGCCTGTTTTCCGGCCGTTGCGCACCACGTCATATTCGTGCTTCCCGCCGCGCCACTCTGCCTCGCTGTAATCGAATCCGAGCGTCCAAAGTGCGTTTTCATTATCTCGGATCACAAGCGCGGGAGGAATCTCGACGTAAGGTTCCGTGATCGGCATATGCGGCCCTTGCGGGGCCATAAAATTGAATTTTTTCAGATTGTAATGTGGAGCTAACTGCATCTGTCCTCTCGAATGTCATCTCGAAACCAGCAGCGAAACAGTCAAGCGCGAAATGCCTGATGGATTGTTGACAACAAAGGCGAGAAAATCGCCAGCGTTTAGCATGGTGTTCCAACTTGCCAACGCTGTATCCTGAAAAGTCTGAGATGCATTCAGCGCCGGAAGGTTTCCGCCCGTGATACTGTTGGCAATAACCGGCGGCAGGCTGGCAAATGGCGCGCGCCAGATATCGACCGAACACGCCCCCACGGCATCAGCGACAAGCGTAATGCGTTGGATCGTGCATGCGAATGGAACCTCCAACGGGCTTCCCATCTGGCCCGCCACGAGCGGCTGCCCCATGCCATCCAGCGTATATTCGATGGCCGCATTTCCCAGCTTCCCTGGACTGCCCGATAGTGAAATAGTCCAATTCACATGCGTCCCAGAGCCACTGGCCTGCGCCACATTCACAACAAGGCTCGATCCCGTATAACTTACGATCTGACCAAGCATGAAATTGGTCGGATTCGACGCTTCCGAGATCATTAGATAATTCCCAGGTGACCACATCTTCCCGGGATTCACGGCGAATGTTTGCACACCAAGTCCGATCGTTACCGGCGTGCTTGATGTGTCGCTAAAGAGCGACCCACCAACGGCAGACAACGTCATGACGTTGTACTCTCCGGTCATCGGGTCAAACACCCAGACCTGTTTTGCCGTTGGATTATTCAGGACAGTAATATCAGCCAGCGCAGCGAAATCCGGCTCAATCGTCCAGATGCCGCGCTCTTTAGAAACTTTTATCCCGCCAGTCCCGAACGTACTAACCGGAAAATTCGCAGGAGCATTTATTTTTAAACGCTGTAAAGTCATTGCGTTACGATCCCATCTGCAATCGGCAAAGTGCCGAGAATTAGCTGCCGGGTTTCATCGTTGATGGTGATTGTGGCGCCGATCTCGTAGTTCTTGGCCGGCAAGCATCTCAGCAGCGATTTTCCGATAGAGATCTGAAACGCGCCGGTGTCGATAATGCCGATCGCCCCATTTGCGGTTGTCGCTGATATGACGATTCTGTCGCTGATCGGATCGCGCACCTCGACGACTATCGATGCGCCGCTGATATCGATGCTTTCGCCGGTATCCTCATCCATGACCTCGATAAGCTGGACCCAATCCTCGCGGTTAGAGACTGGATCGAGTATTCCGCTAAAGTGCATATGATCTCCTGGGAAATAAAAAAGCCGCCGGAAGGCGGCTAGTGGGCTATTGACACTCGGTTGCACCTACCCCAAGGTTCGCGCCTTTTATGAAGAGGCCAACGAATGGAAATCTGCGGAGACCATAAGCTGTCGTTTCGGGACAGAATCCTATATCTGCTCCAAAACGCACGCCGAAACTTCTCAATTTCAAGGGCGCAGTCAGAAGCGTTTAATCCGCCTAAAGTCTATGTTGAGACCGTCCTCAGAAGGTCTCCAAGCCGCCTGTTGGCTGATTTATTCCTCGAACATGAACTCTCGAAACTTAATCAAAATTCGTTGAACATCCTCGAAATTGGTTGTGGAAGTGGGTCGATGGCTCGCAAGCTTTCCCTTCTTGGGTATACCGGATCATATGTCGGAATAGACGTTAGTGATAATCGGTTTGACCGGTCAATCGATTGCAATCTTGAAGTCTCACTAGTTCGAACCGATGCTCATGATTACGTTCCAGATAAGACACTAGATCTCATCATTTCATTCTCGGCACTGGAGCACATCCCCAGAGAGGATGCATTGCTGCGCCGATTACGTAAACACATGAAAGACGGCGGCACAGAAATTCACATCGTACCCGGCGCATCGGCTCTGATTACATACCTCTGGCATGGATATCGCCAGTATGGCATCCTTGCTATTCGCGAAAGACTCGGAGAAGGCCAAGTTATCCGTCTCGGTGGTTTCGGGAGCTTGTTAGTGCATTTTTGTACGATAACGATTCCGGAGATAATATTCGGTTTCCGGTTTAGACGATTGGCACCACTATGGTATGACCGCTTGGTAGTGGCTGGCCTCATGATCGACAGAGCACTCCCACTACTGCCAACAGGGCTTGCCTTTGTGCGAACCAACAGACAATAGAAATTTTTAAAGCTTGATAAACCAGGCGCCGAGAGCGAACGGCGACATGTTATTGTGCGATTTTCCGCCGCCGGAGTTTTCTGACTTATCGAGTGTTCCATCAGATTTCTTGACGCGGACTCCAGTGGTGGTTGCGCTTGTTGACGCTGTCGTATTTGGCGTCAGATTGTCTGAACCCGCCGTAACATGGTTACCGGATGCCCCCAGATACGTATGAGAATGTCCTGGATCGAATAGATTTACTGCGTGATCGTGTGGCGCTAATTCGGCCGAGGTTAATGCATGATTAGCCTCTCCGCCTATTGCCGCAGCGGTGTCCGCAGTTAAATCGCCAACAAGATTCGTATCAGGAATTATATTAGCCCGAACATTCCCCATTCCATCGAGCCCAACAGCGACTCTACCTCTCATATCCGGCAGCGTGATTTGCTTATTCGCAGAGAAATCCGATGAAGCAGACGCACCGCGACCGCCGATCACCGCGCATATCGAATCCGGGAAATTGCCCCAGAGATACGAATATAAAGCTGCCGTGTCGGTATTGGCGCGCTCAGTCGAGCCGGAAACTGCAGAACCAATCGTGCGGCCGTTCTGCCTGACCCAGCCGTCACGTGTCCCTTGAATTTTCAGAAAAAGCTCATCGCCGGTCCGAAACACCGCCGTCGGGTCGACACTACCGGAATTCCCGCCCCCGCCACCACTCGACGGCCCAATCACAAGCTGATTGTCCGCATCGAACTGAACGACGCCAGCCTTATTGGTCAAACGAACCCGGATAAAACCATCAGCGACATAGAAAGAGGGACAGCGCCCGTCCGGGCGAAATGTGATTGGATTTGGATGCGGCAGGGTTAGACCGACATCCTGAAAGGCATTTTGTGGTTGTGTCGTTCCAGCCCTGAAAAAGTATAATTTTCCACCGGACAGCAGTCTTCCCGTATCCTTATCGAACTGCTGGCAAAGCGGTAAATTTGGCAGGGTTCCCGCCATGGCTAGGATTCCTTCGCTTGCAAGAAAAAGCCGCCCAAATGGGGCGGCGCGAACTCTAAAAGGGGTGGGTGAGAGGCAAGAAATCATACCGCTTCACCCATCTGCTCAGCTCAGCACTGTTGATGCCGGGCACAGAGCCATGCATTCATCTTTCCTTCTCAGGAGCCACCGGGCATTCTCATCCCCCGATTTCCCTGATCTTGAGCTTACAAATTCGCATCATGCGCATCGGCCTCGCCATCTCCGCGATCGCCCATTTGGCAGCCTTGCTTTGGGCTCTTGTCGTATTTGCCAGCCCCAAATTATTTGAGGCAACTTCCGCTGATCCCATCATGGTCGACATTATTGCGGAACGCGAACTCCCTTCACAGCAGGAGAAGACAAAGCCCGCATTGCAAAATCCATCCGAAGATCCGCAGGAGAAGCCGCAAGCTCAGGATCCGGAAAACTCAGAAGATTCCACAAATATGCCGACATCAGAGCAAGCCAAAGAACAAAAGCCAAGTCGGAGCAAGCTACGCCGGAAGAACCTGCTCAGTCGGATTTCATGCAACTCCAACAACAGCTCGCGATGCTGCCGCTCAATCCTAAACCCGGCCAGGGCACATCCGCGGTTTTCGAGCAGCCGGCAGCAATTAAACTTTCGTCCGAGGACATTGCTGCCCTGAAGACGCATATTCAGCGCTGCTGGGCTTCGCCACCAGGTATCAACAATGCGGCCTCGTTGAAAATCGTCTTGCGAGTGTCCTTTCAACCCAATGGAAGGCTTGCTGCCGAGCCCGCACTGGTTGCGGCAAGCGCATCACCATTCGGTCCCGCTCTCGTAGAGAACGCCAAAAAGGCAATACAAGAATGCCAACCTTTTAGCGTTTTACCCCCATCGAAATACAAGGAATGGAAAAATCTCGATCTGGGATTTTCCCCGAAGGGAATTATTTAAGGACGATACTGGAATCTACGACAGAGATCGATTTCAGATTCCAGAGCGTTATCCTATTTATGATAACCCGAAACCTAGTCCGCTCATTCCCGCGTAAGCGGGATTCCTGCAATTCAAGCGAACAAGCGGGCGTATAAGGTGCCTGTTCGCAACATTAGTATTGATCGCAAACACAAGTAGCGATTGCTTCACATCAAATAACCCTGGATCCCCGCTTTCGCGGGGATGAACGGTTGAGATGCCTCCGACCTCCACTCGTGGGCGGATATCTGAGATGAGTGAGAGGGCGATGTCTCTCCCCATCCGCTCATTCCCGCGCAAGCGGGAATCCAGAAAATTTCATTCAAGAATAAACATTCTTAATATAGGTAACTGCTCCACCTACCCGCCATTCAGCCCTGATTGCTGCTGGTAAAGCGCGGCCAATTTTCCCGCCTGATCAAAACCACCAAGCTGATACAATCTCCGCGCCATAGATACATAGTCGGGTTGACCATCACCGGTCATGGGTACACCACCGCTAAATGCGTTCTGAATTGCAGATTGCCGCGCCTGGTTGGCGCCCGAATAGTAATCGTCGGAAAGCTGCGAGATCGATCCACCCACATCGACCATGGGCGGAGCATAGCTTACAGCACCGGGAGGTTTGACGAATTCAGACATCTTTTTGCTTCCTCTAAATTAAAATTGACATCACCTCACAAACCAACACTCCCGGCGCCCAGCATTTTGGCTGCCAGCTTCCCTGCTCCAAGAATGGCGTTAAGAGCGTTTGCTGAGGCATTGTAAGCTGCAAGGTCGGCATTCGCATGGGCGTTGCCGATGCCGGCTTGAGTGTTGTAGGCAAGCTGTCCTTGAGTAAGGGCATCTTGATTTTGCAATTGACCAAGACCTGTCAGCACAGATGCATTGCCTTGCGCGGCCCCTTGAGCGGCACCAAGGAATGGGGCAAGTCGCGATACATAGCCACCGTACTGTTGATCCGCTAAGCCCTGCCCATATCGCAACAGATCAAGATTTGTATTGCCCGACGCAAGTTGACCGGTGGATGCCTGCTTGCGCAGAATGTTTTCATTCCCCTGGTCCAGGGCGAACTGATAGCCAGGATCCGCGCGGAAATTTTTCACCGCGCGGTCATAGCCCGCCGCGCCATTCGCGCCCGTGGCATCTGCGTAAGCATTCGCGCCACCAAGCCCTGTATTATAGAGCTGCTGAAACGGAGAGGCCGCATTGTTGAAATTGGTCGTTGCCTTGTTCAGGCCTGAATTAATGAGATCGCTGGCTTGATTGTACCCGGCGTTTAATCCTGCAATTTGCGCAGCGGCGGCATCCTCAGCCGGTTTGGTTGAGAAGATATCGAACAGACCCATACTTGCCCTCTTGCTTGAAAAATTCAGGACGTTAACTCACTTGCCCGCACAGCAGGCGCACTGCCTGGTCGAGTGACGCAAAATATTCAGCCCAGACCTGCGCCATACGACCGGTCTGCGGATCGAACAGCGGCACTTGTGCAGGTGGTGGCAGCGGCTTTGGGGGTGTGAGACTCATTAGAACTCCCTTATTACCAAAGCGTTTTCAAGCGAAGTGGGTACCGGTTCGCGTAAAGAAAACGCGTCTAAACAAAAAGACAGAGCGTGATGATGATCCAATCCCTTATTTCATCGCGCTCTGGTGCTCTGCACCCCATTAAGAAAACCGACATAAACGGGGTCCGAAATATCAAGACGCCACCGGCGCCCCTGGGGCCCTGCAAGGCCCGCATTCAGCACACAAAGACGGTTCTGAGAGTCCGACTGTCGCCCGAGCTTGCGATGGATCGGATTGCCCCAACTGATCCCATCATCATTCGACCATGAAATCGCAATCGTCGGATCCGTTGCAATCGGATCCGGCCCGTCGGCGATGCCAACGCCCGTGATAAAATCAAAATCGGCGCGAGCAATACGAACTCTGTTTGGAAATGCCGCGACTGGTCCGCTTTCAAGCCGAACTCGTAACGGTTCTCCGACTTCTGTATTCACCGCATCATCAATAAACAGAATTTTTCCGGTTTGAGTATCGCCCGTAAGCCATTTCCCGAATGCGAATTGCGATCCGGTCGCGCGCCAACGCGTGAGGCCATAGCTTTGCCGCTCATGCCATTTTTCGTTATTGAGATTAAACTCCCAGGTCCAGTTCGGCGACGACAGCACCCATACGGAATGGCCCGCGTGCGTGTAACAACCAGCCTCCAGCGTCGCTTTATCGGGCACTGCCTCGATCAAACGATCGAGATCCGGCGGCGAAATTTTCGTGGGTTGGAGATTATCCAGCCGGTAGACACCATTGTCTTCGCCAACGAAAATTAAACCCTTGCCAAATCCATCTTCCCAGCCGGCTATAGCATAAGGTCCAGCCAATCCGCGCTGGATAACGGCAAGACGCGAATAGGGAAATCCAGGCGCGGGATTTGCGGTATCGTTCCAAACTTCGATGGACGATGTCGCACACAAGAAAAGAAGTCCGTTAAATGCTATCGCCCGGACAAGGCTGTCGGATGATTTCGCTTCAGCCGTAATGAAGCATTGCGAATGAACTGACGATGCATTGATCCCCGAAGCAAAGCAGCGGCGATCGCCGATCGTGAAGAAAAAGTAGCCGTCCTGGAAGCAGACCGAATTCGGTATTGGCAAATTGGGATCAGGCCACGAAACAACGGACGATGTTGAAACCAGAAAGGCCCCATTCTCGGTCACGCATGCAATCTGCGGCGTCGGTGTCAGATTATTCCGCGCAAAAAATACTCTTTTGGTTCCGCTTAAAGCTCCAACGAATGTCACGCTCCCGTGGACGTCAATTGTTACCAATACATTGGCGAATGCTGCGAAAAATAAATTGTTGACCAGTATTCCGCCGCGAAACCCGGTAAAGGCCGTATTCGCAAATTGCGATAAGCCCGGCACCCGGCGCCAAATTGCGGGCGCGCGCTCGGTTGGCCCCAGCGGTTCCGCATAGCAATTGATCAGTCGCCCGGCGGATTCCTGTGGGCGCGCACCAGGCGCAGTCGACAGCGGAAATGGGATTGGAACTGGGGACATAGGTTAGATTTCAAAGAGTGCTGTTTTTTCGATGACACCGGTAGAGCCAAATTATTCCGCTCATTCCCGCGCAAGCGGGAGTCCAGGCTTTCTTTTATTTTCTGTTCGTTTCTGCGCGAGCCCCTCTTCCTTCTCCCCGTTCTTTACGGGGAGAAGGTGCCGAGCGAGCAAAGGCGAGCGAGGCGGATGAGGGGCTGTCGGTAAGGCTGTGCCTCTCCCCATCCGCTCATTCCCGCGCAAGCGGGAATCCAGAGATGGCTCGAATCTCTTGCCTACTCAATCACTGACAACCACTATACAAAATCGACCGCAAGAACCTCATATGTCGGCCGCCCTCGCATAATGACCCTCAAATCGAGCTCAGCCTGAATACGCGCGCCTTCAAGTTTAGTTGCATCTTCACTGGACACACCAAATTTTGTTTTGCAGGAATCTGCGAGAATATCCGCCAGCTTACCGAAGATCGTTTGGGGGATCGTATCGGGATCGGGCACATAAACAATCTCTCGCGCCATCAGGTCGGCGAGCACCGTCTCGACCTTCACGTCGACGAAACTCACATCTTCATCCGCTGGGGTCTGCCCGGCTTGAAGAACACCAAGATTAGCAAGCGCCTCCAAAACGAGGTCGCCGCGTGTGCGCACGGATGACATGATATGCCTATCGGTTGCAGGACTACAAAAAATTATAAAACGAAATTCCGATATCTCAACGACACCGAACGCGACGTAAACGTCCGGATGGTTTGCGGATATAACAGCGGTCGTTAGTTGTGGCAGCCGCTCCGATCACCGCACCGGCTGCTGCACCAACAAGCCCGCCCGCAACCGCGCCGCCAACGCTATTCGTAGCGACACCTCCGATGATGGCTCCTGCGCCGCCACCAATGAGCGCACCACTGCCGGCGTTGTAATCGCGTCTGGAATTGGCACAGCCGCTCAACGCCAAAGCGGTCATCGCGATAACAAACACTTTTCTCATTGCATGTCCCCCGGGAAAATCACGCAAGACGCCGTCACGGCCACGCGTGCGATGATGCCTTAAAGTTAGCATGCAGCTCGTACAAATCCTGTGATCGCAAAACCACACGCATCGAAAAACGTTGATGCAGCAAACATAGGCTTGCCACTATTGGCTCTCATTTCGGCCGCTTTTATTGCTTCGTTATTCAAGCGCGTCGGCTGTTTCCTTCCACAACTCGGCGTTTGCTGGCTCCTTCTTCAACTGCGAAAAATGGGTTAGTCCGCGCTCGTTCGATGATCTCGTCATCGTTTATTTCCCGCGCGACATTCGCTTTGAGTTTAATCCCTTTCCACTCGATTTCAGCGGGATGCCCCTCGCCGGCCAAATACGTGATCTTCGCCATTATAACTTGCTCCGCTTTTGATGATTGTAAGTCGGACCGCAATTCGCCGAATCGTTCGAACCGTCGAAAAATCACAATATTGTCAAGATGATTGTCGGATATCGAGAGGCCAACCCGTCGATACGTAGTCATGAATGAAACAGCGCACTGTCGTTCATAAAATGGTCAGCTTTACTGATCCATAGTTGCGTCACTATCGTTCAAGCGCGAGGGAACTTTCATGCGTTCGAAATATCTGGTTGCAGCTGCGGCCATCGCAATTGCAACAATCGGCTCCGTGCCGGCGAGTGCCCCGGCTCACGCCCGACTTGCCTATGAGGCCGAGATCGTCGGCCTTCATCAACTCTGCAATCGCGGCGATCGCCGGGCTTGCCACCGCCTGCGCCAGCTCGTCGAAAGGCATCACCACCGCCATCCTGAATGGCGTCGGCATCACCGCGAATGGTATTGGTGGGAGCGATAATCTCCCCGAGCAAACTGAAGAGGCCGCCTCAAAGGCGGCCTTTTTTTTGAGCAGAAAATGTTTCGTTCAAAATGGAGTGATTTCTTGTCGAAGAAACACGAAATAGTGCTCCCTCAGATTATCGATAGGCTGCGGTGAATCCAGCCTGATAATTTGCTCATCGATTTTCCACGTACCGGGTGCAGGTGATGCGAAATCCGCGATGATTTCCGTCCCAACAGTACGACAGGTCTCCTCGTCGTCTTCTGAGACGGGTCCATCAATGATAAAACGAAGAATAATAGTACGCCCTTCCCATCCGCATGTTACTGCGCGGAGCGCAGAAAATACATTCCCGAGCAACGCTCGTTGCGCTGAAAGGCACAAATCTACTAGGAATTCTCGTTCGTTGAATCTTTGTGCATTCATAATGTTACGCATTCTGATTCAGACAGAACAATGTTTTGTATCCTCTTCCGAATAATCATCAATACTTACTCATCACCCTCCTCAAGAATACCCATCTAAGTGCAAGCTGACTATAAGATACCTCGCATTCGGATCCGAAGGGACAATATACATACTTTTCCTGCATCGGAATAAACGGAAGGAAAGGATACCGCACCCTCTTCGCTCATCCCCGCCAAGCGCGAAGCGCACGAGCGGGGATCCAGCGGAAAGTATAAGACCAAACTGGATTCCCGCTTACGCGGGAATGAGCGGGTGGGAATAGGCGCCGTCTTTTCTCTGCTTGTGTCAACGAGGCAGGCTCCCCCTGGGTAAAAAAGCTAATCCTTCAACATCGCATCCATAAACAATTTAGGATCGGAAAAGAACTCCCGCATCAGCCGGAAGTGTTCCGTATTCTCCACCTCCACTGCTTCCAATCCATATTTGTGAAGCCGAAGCAATGTTGCGTTCGGATAGCTCATCAACATTGGCGCATGCGTCGCCATGATCACCTGACATCTGCCGGAGCGATCCATGCGCGATAGCAGTTTCAAAAATTCGATCTGGCGCGAGGGGGACAGCGCCGATTCCGGTTCGTCGAAAATAAACAATCCCTGTTTTTCACATCGCTCTTCGAAGAAACGCAGAAAGCCCTCGCCGTGCGAATGAGAGAGAAAATCAGGCGGCGCCACATGGGCATCAAGTGCCGCCTCATCAAGATAACGCGCGACGGAAAAGAACGTCTCGGCTTTGAAGAACCATCCATTCGACAGCTTAGGCAACCAACTCGCTCGCAGCGCCTTTGCCAGATGTCCGCCGCTTCGCTCCACCGCGCGCGAATGGTCGAGCGGCATATAGCCTTTGCCTCCACCAGCATCGTCAAAGCCGGAAAGAGCGGCTATTCCCTCGAGAATCGTCGATTTGCCAGTGCCGTTTTCTCCGACGATGATGGTGATCGCCCGATCAAACCCGAGCTCAAAATCCTCTTTGAAGATCGGGAGGCAAAATGGATAAGCATCTGCGTTGTCTACAGATGATTGCTCAAGCCAGATTCGCCTGAGATAAGGCGCAGGAAGATTGATTGGCCGACTTTTGCCTCTCGCCATGATGCCAGCCACTCATTAAAATCCGAAAGAAAATAATCGATTCAGAATCCTCATCTACTCTTTCAACCCATCAGGTTTCAGATCCGGATATTTCTCGACAATCGGATTGATAACATCAATCAACATTGTTCCCATCGAACGACCAATCATCCGAGAGTAGATTTTATATTCCTCATCAGTGCAGCCGTTATGCAGGTCCATTAAAATGTCGGTCTGTTCAGCTACGTGCCTGAGAACAAGATCAATGATTGTTTTGGCTACGGCATGTGACATGAAAAGGCCCGGCAGAATTCCAAATCCCTGATGCACAAAGCACACATTACTTAGAACAAAAGAAGAACGCAAGTCAAGTCAATTATGCTTCGCAGGCTTTAACCCGGCTCCTTCGACGATGCGTCGGTCGCAGAACCGAAAATGAGCGGGGGAATTGGATCGCCATGCAAACAAGCTGAATAGCGAGCCGCCGCTTGTGCCCAGCAAGCGCGTAAACCTGTCATTCTGCAACGAGCCGAATCTCGATCATACTGAGCTTCACAGATCGCAGAATTTATGGGGCGACCACTCATTGGTCCGATATCTAGAGAGTTTTTGTTGTCGCTGTTACTGGCACCAAGCCCGAGTAGGTTTCGCGCCATCGCTCCAAAATCAGGTTCATTGTCGACACCCCCGCGAGTATCAACTGGATTAGAAATGATTGCAGTCATGTGATGAGCCTCTTCGACTAATCACGCCGGAAGCAGAAACAATTGCCAGCGTCTGGTTGTTAGTTGAAAAATTTTTAGTGATACATAATGGCCGGCTCACCCATCATTATTCGCCGCATAAGAAATCACGATCGTCGCCGCGCCTGCTGTTGCAGGCGTCCCAGTCTGCGTGAATTTGACAAAGATATCAGTGTCGTTGGCGATTGGCAGGCCGAGTCCACGCGTGACGGAAGTGGTCCCAGCCGATCCTGCATTGAGATCGGCCGCACCGTTGATGATATCCGCATCACCACCGGCGCTTGTTCCAACAGTCAGCACATTGGTCGTACCCGCATTAAATGGCGTCTCAATACGCGCCCATACGCCGGAAATGAACGCACCGGCCGGAAGCCGCCCGATTTTGACCGTATCGGATGCACCGACACCAGGCGTGTTGAATGCAACTGATTTTCGCAAATAATGAGTCTGCTGGGTTGGTAACAGACGCGCAGGAATGCTGGGAGAAATAAGTCCCATGATCGTGTTCCTTCAAAGTTTGACGTTAGTTGTATGAGAAATTGCGCCGCCCAGCCGTGAGGCTCTCCGAGATCGGTGATCGCGGAGGCCTCACGGTTAAAAATCACGAGAAGAAGCTGTGACCGTCTAGGGACCCACGCACTTCATCTTGGCGGTAATCAGGCGATCAACTATCCGGCTGCGAAGCAAAGAACCCGGTGAAAACACCCCAATCCTTCAGATTGCCACTGGCATCCTTTTTGGCGATCTTGGCAAGGCCGTAGGCCATCTTGACGCCGGCGCCACGGAAGAACTGGTAATCGTCCTCTTTAAGAAATGTCGGGGTCGGCATGCGCCCCCAGCACCAGGCCATCGCGCTTTGGCCCGCAAGCCACACAGGCGCCACCTGAATGCCGGATGCTCCCGCCGTCTGATAGATCGCCGGCAGCCGCGTATCCATTTCGGGGATCTCACGGATGATGATTCCGTTGTAGAGAAGATCACCGTCCTGGAATAAGGGGTTCTTGTCGAAACCGTCGCCCTCGCGCGCCCGCGCCTGCGTATTCGCATTGATGATTGTTGAATCGTTCTGCAAATCGCGGAAGGCGTTAGCTCCTGCAAACAGCACAAAATATTCCCGCCCGTTCTTAAGTTTGAACGGTCGGATGCGCGGGCTTGCCTTTTTGGCAAGGCGCTTCATCTTGGTCAACGCCGCAGCCGAAAGCGTCATTGCGGCCGAAACATTGGCGAGCGAAGAAGCAAAATTCCCGCCCACCAGATTGCCTTGCGAGCCGCCAAACAGCACATGGTCGGCATTTGCCGTCAACCA